AGTTGCATTTGAACTTGTGGTGGCACAGGTGATTTTTCGTCAATTTGCGCCATAGGATTAAGTGCAGCAAGGCGATCAGCAATAACATCAGCGCCAGGGAAGTCTTGGTTTCTAAACCATAAGTCACCAATCTGTTGCATCAATGCAGGATCGGCAGCCAAGATAGTAGCCATAGAATCTGCTGCTTCTTGACGCTTAGAGTTGTAACCAGGGCCTGTATCCATAACAACGTCATATTCGCCTACAGTAACGTCATTAAGGACTTTAGATACGCCTTCTTCGTCTTGACCTTGCTGATTGATGGTAATCATCTCAGGTTTGCCATCATCGCCAATAATTCTCATGACACGCTCACGGTCATAAATTTTAGGGATTAAATCAAGAATAATGCGCCCTGTATGACGAATACTACGAGTCAAATTGTCGTAGTAATGGAAGTTAGTCATATCAGTTTGTTGCTGCTGACCTTGTAAGGCTTTGCCTGACATCATGCCTTGTGGCAGTTGGCTAGGATCAAATATACCTACAACTGCTTGTAAATCCTGATTCATGCCTTGTAATGCTGACATTACGCCTGCTGGAGGTGGCTCTGGCTGCAATCTTGTAGGTGCTGGTGCTGGTCTACCTTCTGAGTCTGTTTGCTTGTAACGCAATACAGGCATAGCTTTAATATTAGCCATTGCCCATTCGTTCTCATGCCCTTCATCTTGGCCTTCTGCAAGCAACCACTTAGCTTTAGGAGCTAATGCTACAGTTTCAGTCAATGCTGTAGACCAGTAGTTATACATACGCTGTGGATCTTTTGCCATGCGTACAAGGCCAAATTTCTTGTGCTTATCGTCAACTCGTACTTCTTGACCATAAGTAGGCACGATAGGGATGAATTTACCAGCCCATTCGCCTTCTTCAAGAATCTGCATAGCAGTTAGCTTGCAATACTTAATCTTTTTGCGCCATACATCACGTTTAGAAATAACAGTAATACCAGCAGCTTCTAATACGTCTTTCTTAGGAATTTCTGTGGAATAGCCTGTAGTGCCATCAGATAGCTCTAAAAGCATATCTTTGTAGCGTTCTGTATAGAAATACTCAGCTATGCGTATATCTTCCTTAGTGACCCATTCGCTTTCCGTATCGCCTGTTCCTCTGCTGGAAAAGCCTTGGTCGTACTCTGCATCGGGGTACATTTTCCTAAATACGTCTTTAGAAATAACCGTTGTAATGAGCACTCTCTCGGCATCTGATCCATCTGGTTCAACGCTATTAGGATCAAAATAAACGGTAAAAGGGTTTTCAATACGTTTAATATAGATTTCTTGATCAAAGCTGTCATCCCTTACATAGTCTGTAGTAATGCGCCAGTAACCCCAGCCCATTTTGACTGCGTATTCAAATGCGTGATCGTATGCCTGGTCAGCATCTGATTGGTTCTCAATATGTCTTGTAATGCCTGTAATGATCTCTGCAACCTTCTCATCAGCCTCATTGTTCATGCCATGCACTTTAATGCGTGGGCGCTGTTGACGTTGCTGATTACAAATTTGACGTATGTAAGCATCAACTTTATTGATGGTTAAACAAGGTCTAGCTTCTAAAACACGGCTATTTTGCACATCTACAGGCCATTGATCGCCTGCTGCAAATCTCACATCATCTAAGGCTTCAGCACGATTATTGCTGTCTGAATCGTTACAAAGTCTTAAAAAATCTTTAGCTTCTTGGATTCTTCCATCGGATTGTGAGTCTGCAACGCTATCGTATGCCATAGAAATTCCTTATAGATTGGCTGATTTTATGCCAAGTGTAGCATTTATACAACGCATTTTAGCCCATCCAGCTTGCTGGCAGTTGGTAATTGGCTTTTTGTTTTGGCGCTTTTCTTGGTTCGTTGACCATCAAACCAATGTATCGAAAAGCGTCTGCACCGTGGCTATAGTTGCAATGCAATGGCTTTTGGCTAAATTGCTTAGTGTCAGGATCTACATCATAACGATAATGGCGTAAGCATTGCAGGCCATCGTAACAGTTATTGCGATCAAACCAACACTTATTAAAGATCATTCTGGCAGCGTTGATTGAATCTACTATTGGTGTACGTTCAATGACTCTTGTGTTATATCCCGAAGCTCTAACAATTTCTTCGATACTTCTGCCATTAGAAGATAATGTTTTATTCCCTGCATCATGAGGTAACCACAAAGTGTCGATAACGTATCCATATTCTTGTATTTTAGCAAGATAGTGGGCTATTGTCTGCTGGGTGTTCTCGTAATACCGTATTAGTCTTGTTTCCATGCCAATAAACTGAACAAACCAAATAGCAGTAGCATCTGCCCAGCCCAAATCAAATACAGCATGAACAGGCTTAATTGGATCGTAGGGTACATTGGTTATTCTTCCATCTAGTTCTGCTAAATTCATTTCTTTAGCGAATATAGCACCATCTACAGTCTGTCTGCAAAGGCCTTCCCAAACCGTATTGTAAGCATCTTTGTCCCTACTAAATAAGGCATCTTTCTCTAATTTGAGCGTATCAGGAAACCAGGGATTGTCTGACCAATTAACTTTGACAGTCTTGCAGTTTTGAGGCGGATTAACCACAAACCTCTGATACGTTTCATCGCTTTCGAGTTCTGGGTTAAATGTGACCCAAATTTCAGAGCCTTCTTTTCGGATCGTAGGTATAAGAATGTTCCATGAATTACGGCTGATTGAGGCACTTTCCTCTGTCCAACAAATGTCGACCCCTTCGTATGATTTGATGTTTGCCGTATTGTTCTTAAGCCCAACGAACGCAAACTCCGTTCCATTCTTCCCTCGGATGGATGTTTGAGTAACTTCATAAAAACTTTCTAACTTTAATTCTACGATTTGATCGGCTAATAGTTTATGAACAGATTGGCCTATCGAGTTTTGAAACTCACGGGCGCAGAGAACCCTAGTAGGTTTTTTAACGCCAAGCACAAGTAATGCCCTAGCGACACCCCAAGATTTAGCGCCTCCACGACCACCATAAAGCACCTTATAGCGCATTGGTTCAAACAGAAACGCAAGCTTATGTGGGAATTCAACGGCAGATAACGCTTCCCGAATTTCTGATGTGATTTCACTCACTTGGCTTTACAAACCTGACTTCAATAGCATTAATGATGGAATTACCTTCGCTATCTTCAAAAGTATTAGCTTGGACTGCCTTTCCATCAACTCTGTCCATTACTTCCTTAACAGCCCAAGGCTCACCCTCAATAGCTGCATCTACCAGCTTCTCAGCAATAGCTCTAAGCTTTAACGCATCGTCTTGCACAAGAGCTTTACGCAACTGACCATAAAACAGTTTGCCCTTCGCAGCATTTTGGTTTCCCTTCATGCTTTCAGCAATCTTTTCGTTTTTAGCTAAGTCAGTTGTCATCTTCTTGATTTTGTTGTTTTTTTACAACACTTACGATAGTGAAATATCAGGCTCTTTAGGAACTTCTTCTTTCTGTTCTACAGGAGGATTAGATGCTTGGATCTGAGCTACTTGTGGTGCTGCTTGCCCATGAATCTTTGCAATTAATCCAGCTACATCTGCATAAGCTTGTTGGCTAATGTGCTTTAACGCTGCTTCTACTTCAGCGATTTCTAAATATAAGTTAATCATTTCTTTTTACCTTTCTTAGCTGCTTCACGCTTTACTGCATACGCAATGGCAACTGCTTGTTTTGGTGGCTTGCCACCTTCTTTGATTTCTTTTTCCACATTGGACTTAAATGCGGCTTTGCTTGTGCTTTTTTTAAGAGGCATATTAACAATTCCAGTTCTTTAATGATGCCTTGGCTCGTTCTGCTGGGCCTTTGGCTTTTTTAACAACGCCTTCCATCCTTGCACAAAAAGAGGCTTTACGACCTTTATCTTTCTCTGTCTTCGGATTTGGGGCAGGGGCTTTTAAATGACTTCCGTTCTTGGCATTGTATTCAGCACGACCTTTGGCAGTCATACCAGCGCCTTTTTCCGTAGGGTTGTATGTCTTACCCTTACCAGTAGTCTTATGGGCAATAGGTTTATCGTGCTTTGTAGCCATTATTTCTTCGCAGTCTTAGCAGATTCTTTAAATGCTTTAGCTGTAGGTGCGCCTTTAGTGCCAGGCTTACGCATTTTCTCTACAGGCTTGCCTTCTGCCTTTTCTTTCTTGATGCGCTCTTGTTTAGCATGGATATTGGCATATAAGCCAGGTTTAGTAGCCACGGTTTTTTCCTTTCGGGTGGTTGCTTTCTTGAGTTGTGGTTTTTTTACAACATCTTTAATCTGTTGTTTATTTACAACAAACTGTTCTGGCGCTGGAAAAGGCCAAGGCAATTCTGCTTTTGGCTTTTCTTTTGCAAATAAGCTTTTAATCCATTTAATCATGTTATTCCCCCTTTATTTAGCAAATCTTCGTTTTTGAGCATCGCTCATTTTTTTGCGTGTTTCTTCAGAGAATACACGACCTTTCATTTTTTGGCGCATATATTCTTTATGTTCTTCTGTGTGGTGTTTACCTTGAAAAGCTGTTTTTCCAGTTGGAATCCCTTTTCTTCGTTTGTTTGATTCCGCAATTTTTAACCTCATTTCATCGGTAAAATGTTCTGATTTAAAGGTTCCTGGCCTTCCAATTGCTTTTTGCGATAACTTTTTCTTTGTTTCCTCTGGCATTACATAGGTTCTACCAGAGCCACCTTCTCCGCCATCAGTTAAATTTACTAATTTATAGCCACGTTTGCGATAAATATCAATGGCTTCTATTTCGCACAAAAAAGCCAATTCTTCATCTAAATTTTGAGCAATAAATTCAACTTTAAAGCCACCACATTTTTTAACTAAATTCGCCCAGAAATTATTTCTTTGTGATTTTCCATCAAATGCACGTTTATTTTTGCCTTTGCCAATGTAAAAAGGCAAGTTATTGTCTTGCCGAATGTGTTTATATACGTAAAAATTCATTCTTCTTCCACAAAAACGACATCTTTCCAGCTCATGAGTAAACAACGCTCGCCATTATGGTTAATAGGTGTGAACTTTAAATACTCCTCTTTGGGATCGTCATTCATAGTGCCAAAACGAACTCTTGCGCCAACTTCTATTGGCATTGCTTCTCGTCTTTCGGATGACAATTTCTTGCCAGGCCCTACTGCGACTACTGTTCCCATATTCTCTGCTTCTTTATTGTTTACAAGAATTACAGAACTTAAAACACGAACATCTGGGCGGACTATTATCTTGTCCCCCAGAGGTTTAAAAGTTACAATTTCATCAGCCATCTCAATATTACCCTATTGTTGTGGTTATACAGCCTGTAGCCCTTTACCGAGGACTATGGGCTGTAGTTTTATTAGCAGCCGTCTTGTGCGTGTGCAGTACGGACATGAGAATAAACTTCACGCTCACCCATATTGCCATCGTTCAATTCGCCTAACTTGCCTTCAAAGTTACCAGCGTGGGATAGTGGGCGTGAACCCATTGCATCCATTTTGCCCATAGCAACGCCACCAACTAGCTTTTGTTTGCGCTCGCCAGACATATCAGAAGCAGTAGCGCCTTTAGGTAATTTCTCACCAGTTGCGCCTTTAGCACCCTTCATTGAATCCATTTTGCCCATGATTTTTCCTTTAAGATGGGGTTAATACACTACGAATAATAATACTATTTTACGACTTTTCAAGTGTTTTTACTAGATTTATTGCACCCTCAATATCGTGTATTCGACATACTGTTGAGCCTCTCCAGTTCAAAATAAATGCTTGTTGTGCTGGTGTAAATTTTGCCTTTGCGTCTGCTTTTACTTCGACCAAAGCTGTTTTTGAATTTTTGCCAACCACGAGGTCGGGAAAGCCCCCAGCAACCCTAGACGTATCAAACACAGAACAACCAAGATCACGCAGCGTTTTAACAATAAGCGCATGATTAGAGTCAACTCTTTTCGCATAAGTCATTGATTATTTATAATACTTAGTTAAGATATGCTTACTTTACATTAAAAGAGGCTTACATGGCTGGTTATCACTTATCAGATGAAGAATGGGTTGCCGAATGGAAGAAAATAGGAAGCCCACAGAAATTTGCAGAAATTCATAAAAATGATGTCAGATCAGTATATAACCGTAGAAGATCAATAGAAACAAGATTAGGCATAGAGCTTCCTACATTTAACGATCAACGTATTGATGTTGTTAAAAAGATTAATCAAACAGAAGGGCATACAAGGAGGGGGTTTGATCTTGAAAAAGGTAGGGTTATTGTTTTTAGTGATGCTCATTTTTGGCCTGACATTACCACTACTGCTTATAAAGCATTGTTGGAGGCTATTAAAGAATATAAGCCGACTGCTATTATTTGTAATGGCGATGCCTTTGATGGTGCTGGCATTAGCCGCCATCCTCGTATGGACTTTGATAAATTACCTTCAGTCAAAGAAGAACTTGAAGCCTGTCAGCATTACTTAGGTGAAATAGAAAATGTAGCTAAAGGCGCTAAGATGTTTTGGCCTTTAGGTAATCACGATATGCGCTTTACTAGCAACGTGGTTAATTTTTTGCCTGCATTTGAAGGTGTGCCTGGCACATCATTGAAAGAATACTTCCCACGTTGGCAACCTTGCTGGTCTGTATGGATCAATGAAGATGTAGCAATTAAACATCGCTGGAAAGGTGGCTGGACAGGTGGCAGAAACAATGCCGTTAATTCAGGCGTAAGCATGGTTACAGGGCATACTCATGTTTTGTCTAGCATCCCCTACAACGATTACAACGGCACTCGCTATGGCGTTCAAACAGGCACTCTTGCTGATCCTAATGGCCCACAGTTCAATTACACAGAGGACACTCCTAAAGATTGGAATAGTGGCTTTGTAATGTTAACTTTTGAGCGATCTAAATTATTGCAGCCTGAAACATTTAGGGTTTGGGGCGAGGATGAAATTGAATTTCGTGGCAAAATTCATGCAGTATGAAGGCATGATGGCATGAAACTAACACCAGCTATCGTTCGCAATTTGTATAGTGCAATCTATTGCATGAAGCCATTTGATCGTTGGAATATGCCTTTGCCAGAAGAAATACAATTTATCGTAGATAAAGATCCAGCAGTTATGGGTAGTTATTTATACGATACTGGTGAAGATTACGAACATACAGTTACTATTTCGGCAGCTCGTTGTGGGCATTTAGACACGGTGATTCGTGTTTTGTGCCATGAATGTATCCACATGTCACGCCACAAGACAAACAAGTGGACTCACCACGATAAGGAATTTCGTAGTAGAGCGCACCGTATTTCGTCTGAATTGGGCTTTGATCCTTTAGAGCTATAGCTTCAGCTTCTAGTCGGTCTGCCGTAGTAAATGTTGTCATTCACTAATTCCTTTTCCAAGTCTTTCGTCTTGTCGCTCCAATAACTGCGAACAGGTAATTCCGTGTTTATTTTCCCAAGCGTTGACACCCATTCTGTGAATACTATCATTTCCGTTCCTATGGTGTTCTGGGCATAATGCAAGCACAGGGGATGCAGACCGAACATTTCCATACCTCCTAACATGATGGAGTTCTGCCGGAGTGCCTTCAAACCCATAGACTTCGGAGCATAGAATACATCCGAGTTCTGCAATCTTGTTAAGACGCTTCTTTTCACTTTTAGTGGACACTATTTTTACTTGCCCATGTTTCTAATTCTTGTGCTGTTTCTGTTATTTCACAAGCAATTAAATAAGCTTCAGTATTACGATTTTTAAGAATAGAGTGTAAGAACGATTTAGTAAGTCTGTTAAGTTTAAGTATGTGGTCTGCGTAATCGTTCATCGAGTAACTCTTTCTATTTGTCTGTTGTTAGCTTGTTCTGTGCGCCAGGTTTCCCAACGCATCTCTGCACTTCTAATCTGCCATTTTAATGTTTCTGCTTGCTCTGTAGCTATTCCTATAGCTTTACATAGATCTTGGTATTCAGGGCTACGATATGCTTCCATTTCTTTAGCGGCAATGGATGCCCCATCCGCTTGCGCCATCTTGATTGCTTTAAGACTATGCTTAAAGGCTTCGAGTTCCGCCAATTGACCCTTGGCCTTCGCATACTCAGGAGCTTTTTGATAGATAAATTCAATTGCATCATTAGGGTTATATTCTTTATTCATTTTAAGTTTAACCACAATCCTGTTTGACCAATAGCATAGCCAATCCATATCATTGCATTAGCTGTAGCCCCCTTATTAAATTGCAATATTCCTGTGATTAAATATCCAACCCCTGTTGCACCGACAATGTATTTTTCCAGCATCCCCATTCCCCCTTGTTACCTAACTTCCATTGATTAAAAAAATCGTCTAATATCACTTTACTAAAGTTCTTATCGCTAATGTAATTTCTGAACCAACTTAATCCTTTGGTGTGGCGCAGATAACACAGATACCTTACTCCACACTCATGTTTAGCTTGCTCATACATTTCTTTTTAAGAGTTTCGTATGTGTCGTAACCATTACCCAAGATACCAAGCTCTTTGGCTTTGGCAACAATTCCATCATTGCTAAACATCCACCTTTTATCAATCTTTTCTTTCTTGGGTTCTATGACCAATTCATCTTCCCAGCGTTCTTGATTAAGCCAGGTAGCTGCATGAGGTATAAATTCTAATGCAGTTTCTTTTGCTTTCCAATATTGACAATGGTTTGCAATTGCTTTAGCAGCTTCTAATTGTTGCGTTTCTGTTAGTTTTTTCCATGCTTTTCTTGCAGATGCTTTTGCTACTTTCCTAGGGTATAACATCCAAAATTCATCAAACATTCAAATTCTCCATAGAACGACCAACGTCATTGCTGACGATCCTGTTGCGAGATGTATCGAGTAACGACTCTACTTAAGCTGGCGCAACCCAGTTCTTAACGGCTATCGCAGGTGTCGACCCTCGCTCCTTGGCTACTTATTCCAAGGCCTCTAGCCCATCCCCTTCTTTTTCTTACACCCTGAAGTTTCGGGTGGCAGAAATAGAAAAACCCCTTAAGGTTGCTCTAAGTCGACTCGCTTAACAAAAGACAGTCAGCTTTTGGTAAACGCTCAAAGCAACCCTAAAGGGTCTAGACTGTATTTTACTATGCAGGAGTCGAATCTGCATTTAAAGTATAAATCAACAAATTTAATTCTGCAACTCAGGCCAAACTAAATGCCAGGATTTAGGAAATAGGTCTTTTCTTGTAACTAGTCCGTTACTTTGCTTTTCTATTTCAGCAGCCAAAAAACATATTTGTGCGTAGGGTATTCCCCTAGTTTGCCATTGAATTACTGCTGAATGAGTTTTGTTGCATAAAAGCGACACTTTTTTAGTGCCACCTAGCAATCCAATTATTTGCTCATCCGTGAAATTTGCTTTATTTGGGATCATTTAACAAATCTTAACAAGAAAAATAAATTTAATCAAATACTTCACAAATCTTTTTTAGTTATGTTAAGATTTAATCATAGCAATTTCGCTATGTATTTTTCGGGGGAACGAAATGGGTGAATTACACCAACTGATGTTAGAACATGAAGAATTTTTAGAGTCAGCACTTGATGACATGGAATTTGGCGGTGAACTTAGCCAAGAACAAGTCGACTGTATTCGTCAGGCTTGTGGCAAACCACGCAACAGCCAAGTAAACCAAGTATTGCGTGATGTTATCAATGACTTTGGCACAATCTTTGGAGGTAAAAATGCCTCAATCTGAATCAATCGTCAACTTAGCTAAAGCTTTATCAATCGTTCAAGGGGAACTAACTCATGCTAAAAAAGATTCTGCAAATCCGTTCTTCAAATCTAAGTATGCTGATTTGGAGTCTGTTTGGGATGCTTGTCGCAGTCTACTGGCTCGAAACGGTCTTAGTGTTATACAGATGCCTGGCAATTACTTCGAGGGCCGTATGTGGCTCATAACACGCCTTTGCCATGCAAGTGGCGAATGGATTGAACAAGAAATGTCAGTACCAGTAGCTAAAGCTGATCCACAAGGCGCTGGTTCTGCACTTACCTATATGCGTAGATATGCTTTGGCTGCGTTTATAGGTGTCGTACAAGCTGATGATGATGGCAATGCTGCATCTAACCCAGTTCAAAGCAAATCAAGCACATCAATGAAATCAATCGCCAAAGATATTTTATAAAGGACAAGAAATGGCATATACACCAAAAGAGGGATCAGGGAGTTTATTTAAGAATGACCGTAAAACGACTGATAACCATCCTGATTATTCGGGCACGATTATGGTTAATGGTAAAGAACATTGGCTTTCGGGTTGGGTTAAAGAGGGTAAAAAGGGTAAGTTTTTTAGTATTTCAATTGGCAAGGAAAAAATCCCACAAGGATTTAAACCAGCAGGATCAGACGAGATAACCAATCTCGATGACGTTCCGTTCTAAAGGAGAACATTATGCAGAACCAAATTAAAGACATTATTGA